TTTAGATTAATGTCCGGGGGTATCCCAAACTCCGTAACTTAGTGGGGGTCTTTGTCGGTGTTGGTCTACACGCTCACAAATCCTCCACCAAAAAATTTTTTCCCTGGGAAAATTTAACGTTAGCTTAACATACTGATCTAGTAGAAGATGTATGTTTGATATATGGAAAAGAAATTAGATTTAAGTGCTGCCATATATATTTTGATAATGGTGCTTGTTTTTTTGATAGGGATATAATATCTTTGCCGTCCTATGACTAAAAAATCCACTCCCCCTCAAAAAAATTATTATAAGAACAAGTATGAAGAAGTGAGTTTTTTAGATCCTAAGAGGTTACAAGAACAAGAAGATAAAATTGAAAGTGGAGAGATTTCATGTAATATGGATGATCCAGATGAATGTTTAAATTGCGGAAGTTAAAAAAAAGCATTAAGAGCAAGGTAGATAGAAATAATTTGTCTAACTTTGCATACGAAAAGGCACTCCTTGCCAGGAGTATCACCCCTGAGGATCGAAAGAGCAGTAGGGGGTCAGACGTGGGATTTATACCTAGTAATGTCATTGTAATATGGCCCTAGGAATACGCTGAGAAAACGCTGAGACAGCGAATCACCAGTAGGAAATTTTCTCCCATAGCCTTGAAAAGAAAGGATATAACCTTGGTTGGGACACATTGCACACAGGTAGGTGCGGTGAATTAACACTAGTCTTAGTGTCCCTTGGTCCTTCTGCAAAGATGGAGAGCACTGCTAAAGGTAAAATTCCGATTGAAATTAGGATCCCCAAGGGGGTACCTGTGTCCAATTCAGAAAAAAAATTAAACTTTTCTTGCAACTGTAAACTTTTTTATTATAACTTTGTATCGAACTAATTTTATAGACGATGACAAAGAAGAAAGTCAATTTTACACCTTTTGGTGGATGGGTGGTACTACCTCAACCTTCTGCAAAGAAGACAAAGTCCGGCATTTACTTAGATGACGAGACAGCAAAAAAATTACAAACTAACATCTTAGAGGTTCTGGCCGTAGGTCCGGATTGTAGGCAGACTAAGATAGGTGATACTGTAATGGTAGATCCTACGTCTGAAGCTATGCTTATACATATCGATGAGGTCCCTCATTTGTTTGTGAATGAGTTTCAAATACTTGGAAAGATTGAGAAGTGAAGCCTGCAGGGACTGTAACAATATCGTTAGATGACTATCATGAGTTGATAGAGCACCAGGAGAAAGCTGATGCTTTGACAACTAGTACCAAAAGGGCTGCTAAAGAAATGGCGGTCTTTCTGAGTTTCATGACTAGTCGTTCTGACATAGAACCGTATGTGGCAGAATTTAATAAGCAATCTACGTCCGCGAAGATTATACTAGAGGATGGAAGAGCGAGAATACAATTTACGGATGATAAAAACTAGGTTTGTAACAGAGTGTTTAGATGAACTAGTCGAATTAATGATGGATTTTGAAGAGAAATTAACTATGTGGTCAAATGACAATACAACAGCTACCTGGGATGTAAAGGTATATATTGGTGATTATGAATATGTAATAGAAGTAATAGTAGAAGATGATACAGACGAAAAAGAAACCTAAAAAGAAGATCACTGTAGATGGTCTTAAGTATAAGATAGATAATAACGTGTATAAGGTTATTGCTCAACTTGAGAATCAGCTGGGGAATCATACTCTGGCGTTATATAACTATCTAGAGATCTACCACTCTAAGAAGAAGCATACGGATAAGGAGAAAGTTCTCTACAACTATTGTATGCAGCTTCCACATGCTGAGGCGGTAGAAGAAGAAATTAAAAATCCAACACAAGATGAACCAAAAAATAACGATTAAGGTAAATTCTACGTTTAAGTATTTGCAGTTATGGAATGGAATCTTTAACTTAACAGATATGGAGTTGAGAGTCCTAGCAGCACTTGTTGATTGTAATCAGGTTACACAAGAAAAGAATTTGTGTACATCAAGAAATAAGAAAGCTGCAGCCAGAGCTTTGGGTATTAGTGATTTTAATACGCTTAACAATTATGTTAAAAAGTTTAAAGATAAAAGGGCGATTTATAAGGATGGAAGGAATTATGTTTTAAACCAGCTATTAAATACAGATACTGAGAGTGTACAAGTTAATATCCAATGGGGAAAATGATATGCCACCAGGAATAGTCATGACCCAATTTTATCACGAGCCGTGGTTTATTGCAATCTGCCAGGACGCGGAAGGCAAGGTGCTAAGTGTCCTTACTGAGAAAGTGCCACACGATGAATTATTTATCCAATGAGTAAGAAGAAACCTAAATTGCCAAGTGTATGGCAAATGACTAAGAACTTTACCAAAGAGTTAACTAAGTATGTAGCTGAAGGAGCTCCCAATGTATCCTTGGAGGAATATTCTAGAAGACTGAGTATTTGTGAAGGGTGCGAATTTTTTATAGAGGAAAAATCTAGATGCGGAGCTTGCGGCTGTTTATTAGAGCATAAAGCAAAGTGGAAAACAACAACATGTCCAAAGAAAAAGTGGGCACCACAATTAATGTCATATGGCAAGATCGAAGAAAGCACTGATTCAGAACTTAGCGAGTAAGTATAATTTACCTCTTAGTATTGTAGAGGATATTATCAATTCGCAGTTTAAATATGTTGCTAAGATTATGCGAGACGAAACTATGGATGCTATACGTCTTCCCTATTTTGGTAATTTCTGGGTAAAGAAGGGAAGAGTGGATTGTGTAACTAAAAGAAAAAAGAAAAAGGATGGATCTGTTAACGATAAGTGATAATGTAGCTATACCTTCTCCGTATGTACTAACTATTGAGGAGTTCTCTAAGGTAGTTAGCAGGGATAAGAGTAAGGGTAAGGATAAGTCTACAAAAGAGTTAGCGTATGTGTACTTTTTATGCGATCACAAGTCTCCGTTTGCGATATACGATGAAGTCAGGCGGCCAGATGAAGTTAAGTTAAGTGTGTTTGGGGAAAGTAAGTGGGCGCCGGATGCTACCATACTAGCTGCATGCGATAAATATAAAAAATTGAAAGAGACTTCTGCAGTTAGATTACTAAAAGCTGCTAGAGAGTCTGTAGTAAAATTGGAGAAATATTTCAAAGAAGTTGATTTGACCTTGACTGATGATAATGGAAAGCCTATATTTGCTGCTAAGGACCTTGTTGCTAATCTTTCAAAAATGGGGGATGTGGTTAATGGAATAACCAAACTAGAAGATCTCGTTAAGAAAGAAGAGCAGGTTCAATCTAGCAATAGAGGAGGAGTCGAGGTTAATAAGTACAGTCAATAGTGGATTTTTTAGAAGATATACAGAGATACGAAGAGTCAATGCAAAATGCTTATGGTTTAATTACCAGAGAATTGACTCTCGATGATGTTTTCTTTAGATATGAAGATACTGGGGATTTGGAGAATTTCTACCTTCCTTTTGATCCGCTAGAGAGTGACGGAAGAGATCCTGGGACTATCGACTTAGTTATAGAGTATATGTCTTCAATAGAAGAATATGAGAAGTGCGCGAAGTTGCTAAAGATTAGAAATAGATGTTTAAAGGTACCGATAGATTAAGACCTGCTGCTTTACATTACATGGAGCACGGATATTATACAAATGCTCTTCCTAATACCAAAGAATATTACGATTACTGGGATGGAGAACGTCATCGTTGCGTCTACGGGTATACTGTAGGGGAAGGCCAAGAGGATGAGATTGTAATTACAGGTAATCATTATTTTTATTTAAATTACTGCCCCATTGACAGATCTGTTGATGAGGAATTGCCAGATGGTACAGTTATAGCTAGAAGAGAACGTACGTTTCCTGCATTTTACGATGGAGACTTTAAATATTTTACTGCAATAGACCAGTGCAGAAGAGAGAATAAACATATGACGGTTTTAAAGGCGCGTCGTAAAGGTTATTCGTATAAAGCAGCTGCGATGCTTGCTAGGAATTACTTCCATATTCGCAATAGTAAGAATTACGTATTTGCAGGGCAGAAAGAATACTTAATTGGAGACGGTCTTCTGTCAAAGGCTTGGGAAATCCTCTCATTTGTAGATGATAATACTGCATGGACGCAGCCTAGACTTAGGGATAGGGAGATGAATAAGATGTCTGGATATAAAAAGAATGTAAACGGAGCAGATGTCGAGTTAGGGATGAAATCACAGATTATGGGAGTGTCATTAAAGGATGCTCCAGATAAAGTACGTGGTAAAGCGGGGGAGCTTATTTTCTTTGAGGAGGCTGGTGCATTTCCAGGTCTGTTAAAAGCATGGGAGGTAGCAATGCCAACTATGAGACAAGGTTCTAAGACTCTTGGTACGATGGTAGCCTTTGGTACAGGCGGTACAGAAGGAGCAGACTTTGAGGGTATGGAAGAATTGTTTTATAATCCTGACTCATATGACTGTTTAGCTTTTGAGAACGAGTGGGACGACGGAGCAATGGGCACTGTGTGTGGGCATTTTGTTCCTATCCACGAAAATCTAGAAGGGTTTATAGATGATGATGGTAATTCGCTTGTAGAACCTGCACAAGCGTTTGAGCTAGAGAACAGGACCAAGAAGAAAGGCACTAATGATCCCAAGGCGTACGATCAATATATAGCTGAGCATCCTTCCAATCCTAGGGAAGCGACATTACAAGTATCCTCTAACCTATTTGATATAGCATCTTTACAAGAGCAGTATAATAAAGTTAAAGTAAATGATCTACATACTATTGGGACAGCTGGAAAATTGTACTATGGAAAAGACAATAAGATTCAGTTCTCAGTGGATGGGGATATTAAACCTATACTAAGATTTCCTCATAGAAAGGAAGACAATCTTCACGGGGGAGTTATTGTCTATGAAGGACCTTATAAAAATTCTTCTGGGCAGACTCCACATAACTTATATTTAGTTTGCCATGACCCGTATGGACAAAATCAATCTGCAGATTCTTCTTCGTTAGGGGCTGCATATGTAATTAAAAGAGTAAATAATATCAGTCAGCCTGATGATTTAATTGTAGCTAGCTATGTCGGACGACCACACACGCAAGACGAATATAATAGGAATCTGTTTATGCTTGCTGATTATTACAATGCTAAGATTGGTTTTGAGAATGATCGCGGAGCTGTGATCCAATACGCTAAACAACATAGGAAGTTGCACAAGCTGCAGGTAGAGTTTGAAATGCTAGATAAAAAAGATCTGCGTTCTAAAAATGTAAAGCGTCAGTATGGTATGCATACTACCGAAGCTAGAAAAAGACAAGGTGAACTGTATATCCGTGATTGGTTAAATGCTGTGCGCTCTACAAATGAAGACGGCACTACGGTTTTGAATATGCATAAGATCTATGATTTAGCACTACTTCAAGAACTTATTAAGTTTAACTATAAAGGCAACTTTGACCGGGTTATGGCGTTAATGATTGGAATGTATGATACAAGGGAATTGTATAATGCTGAAGTAAAAGAGGTGTTAGAGGATAGATCTGTTGATAGTTGGTTTGATAATAACTACAATTAGGTGTTATATTTATAATATAGGCAATAAAAATGAATAGATGTTCTAACGTAATGAAAAATTTAGTAATTTTGTAATCTATGTATCTAGGGGGAGAAAAAATACCGCAGCAAAAGCTGTCGTTATCTAAAAAAACAAAGAAATGGCGCGAGCAATGCGTCGAAGCTTTTATCAACTTATCACAAAATGGAATCAATGATCACAAGGATGATCTTAAGATTCTATATGATTATTATAACGGTATAATTGATGAGGCAGACTATAATTACGTCTTAAAACCTTATGGTAAATCCCGTAAGAACTTCCCCTCTAAAATGCGTAACTATCCTATTATTAAACCCATTGTGGATCTTCTATTAGGTGAAAAGTCTAAACGCCCTCTCAATTATACTGTTACCGTACAAAATGGAGATACTATCTCTGAAAAGGAAAATGCTAAGCAGCAGGCAATCTATCAAGGTCTGCAGATGCAATTCCTAAAAGTACTAGCTACACAAAACCCTGAGCTAGTCGAAGCAGGCCAACTTCCTGAAGAAGTTCCAATGCCTGAGCAGATTGCCGCACAATTTGATAATACTTATGTGGATAATAGAGCAATCAAGGGACAGCATGCTATGTCTTACATTATGCAAGAGCAAGAAGTGTATGACAAGATACAGAAAGCATGGTTTCATTTCTTAGTATCAGGAGAGACATATACTCATAGAGGAGTACGCAATAAAGAACCATTCTACGAGATACTAAATCCCATCGACGTAGACTATGATAAAGATCCAGATCTTGAATTTGTAGAAGATGGAGATTGGGCCCTAGTTCGTAAATATGTACATGCTTCTACTGTTATTGATCACTACCATGAGTTCTTGTCTGATGACCAGGTTCTAGAAATTGAAGAACCTAGACAGCAGGATATTGAATCCTACCTTTTATTTAGAGCATCTTCTACAGCTGATCCAAATGTACACAGGAATAGACTTGTTGAAGTTGCTTCTGTTTATTGGAAGTCTAGAAAAAGAATAGGATTCTTAAACTATATTGATCCTGAAACTGAGCAGATTGAGGAGATGGAAGTAGATGATGGATTTAGAATGCCTGCGGAGATGAAAGAGGCGGGCGCTACTCTTAAATGGATTTGGGTAAATGAAGTGTGGGAAGGTACACGTATTGATGGTAGATTCTATATCAATATTAATCCTATTCCTAATCAGAGAATATCGCTGGATAATCCATCTAAGTGTAAACTCCCAATTAACGGTAGAAAGTATTCAGATATAAACTCTAAGAATATTTCGCTAGTATCAATGGGTATTGCTTACCAGTTGAACTACAACATTTACAAGTACCGTTTAGAGCTAGCGATTGCTAGAAGTAAAGATATTATTGCCCAGTTTGACATTAACATGATTCCTAAGAAGTGGGACATGGATAAGTTCATGTACTATGTAGAAGGTACAGGTATTGCTTGGGTAGATTATAATAAAGAAGGAATACAGCTTTCCCCCCAACATCAGTCTGTATTAGATATGTCAATCAAGACTATTCAGCAGTACATTGTGTTGCTTGAATCGATTCTTGGAGAATGGGAAAAGTTATCTGGTGTAAGCCGTCAACGACAAGGCGAGATTGGGGCGTACGAAGGTAAGGCTTCATCGCAACAAGCTATTCTACAGTCTTCTCATATTACTGAGGACATGTTCCGCAAGTTTGCTCGAATGGAGCAAAGAGATTTTCAAGCTCTGTTAGATTATTCTAAGGAAGCTTGGTTAACAGGTAAGAAGGGACAATATGTAATGCCTGATGGTACAGTAGATTTCTTAGATTTAGATTCGTTTGATCATATGGAATCTAATTATGGCATATTCTTATCCGATGCTGGTAAAGATCAGTTGAAGTTAGATCAAATCAAAGGTTTGACTCAGGCTATGGTACAAAACGGCACTAAAGCTTCTACAGTAGTTGATATGCTTGATGCAGAAAGTTTCCCACAGATTAAGGCTAAACTGAAAGCGGCAGAAAAAGCTCAAGCAGAATTAGAGGCTGCTCAGCAGAAAGCTGCGCAAGAAGCTCAGCAACAAGCTATGCAGATGGAGCAAATGAAGACTCAGCAAGAAGCTCTAGATAAAGATAAGGACAGACAGAAAGATATTGAGGTAGCACTAATCAATGCCGAAGCTAGAAAGAATCCTGAAGCAGACAGTTTCAATATGCAGAAGATGATACGTGATTTTGAGACTAAGCAGCGTGAACTAGATATTAGGGAGCAGGAGATTGACAGAAAAATGCAGAGCGATGATGCTAAGGTCGATGTTGATAGAGATCGTAATATGATTCAGAGAGAGGCAAACGAGCAGAAGGATGCTGGACAATAGCCAGCGTAGAGAAATATTAGATGCTGCAAAAGCTGTAGACTACCAAGGTAGTATTATGGATCTTTTTGCTCAAGGAGCTTCGGGTATGAATGTGCCTGCAATGCTACATGCTCAACAGGAGCAGCAGCAACAACAGCAGCAGATGATGACTGCTAATACTCCTCAAGAACAAGAGGTAGGACTAAGAGAGCAACATGCTATGGGTAATACTCAAGCTTCTATGGCTTTCCCTGATGTTCCTCCAAACGCATCATTCAATACAGAAGGGATGCAAGTTCCTATGAATATTAGTAAGTTTGATCAGCAAGGGCATTTAGTACAATCATTTGAGAATGTGCCTCCCGGAGTACAAGATTTACCAACAGGACCTGCACGAGGAACAGTTGTAGAAACTCCTGCCTATCAACGGGGAGGATTTGATAGAGTTAAAAATCTAATAAAAAGAGGACAAACAGAGGATATTGAGC